CCTTGCAGGAACATACCAATCATCATAAGTAGTTCCGTCTACTGTAACACAGTAAAGACTGCAAACTTGAAATGCACTTGTTGCGGCCGACATAGCACCTCCATCGTGACAAATAACAACTCCGCCTTCACCTCCACCTCCGATAGGCTTCTCATCTGTTGATCCGCCATCAACAATTATATATTTTTGATTGAGTGCGTTGGATGTGTGTTCAGTATACCTACCTGTGTTTAAAGATGCTTTGTACCTCTTGTCTGTCCTTCTAGTACAGAATGCTTTTCCTTTATATATAACACTTCCATCTCCACTTTGAACCTCCAGGAAATAAGTTGAGTTTAGGACTAGTATGGTAAAAGTAACTGTTAATTTAAAGTAGTTGCCATCCAAAACACCCGTAACGCCTGTTATGGTTTGTTTTTTACCACTTCCGTCTTCAATTATAATAACAGTAAAATTACTTCCTGTAGCATAATCTCTAGGTACTATTCTTATTTCTTGACTAGCTGATGATGGAATTAATACATTCATATATATATAACTTAAAGGACTGCTATTTGTTTATAATAAAAAAGGGGGCTAATTGCCCCCTTTTGCGTTTAAGAACCTACTATGTTTAAGAATTGGTTCCTTCAGTTACAGTTACAGTAGCACTTGACATTCCTGCGTATGGGTCAGCAGCCGTTGGGCTAGACACAAAGTTAGCAGGCTTAGTTTCCATTGCACTAAACGTAAGAGTATATCCGCTTAGGTCTCCCATAGCAGCTCCTGTTACGATTGTACCACCAGATACATCAGCACCGTGTTCTAAACCTACAACCATTACGTTTCCGTTATAGTCTTCTACAGCAATATGAGGACGACCAGCAGCCAAGATTTTAATCTCTTTGTGGTCTTCTTTACTCAATTTGTGCAAGGTTAGATTAAGTGTTTGCTCATAAAAAGAAGTTCCATTCTCACGAGAAGCATTGATAGTTTGCTCAAGAGAAGAGTTTCCTTTTACGTCATATTTGAAGGCAGTGAAAGTTCCTGACATATCAGTAATCTCATCGTCTGTTTGTGTAACAGTTCCGAAGTCACCGAAATCAGTAAAGTAAACGGCTTTTATACCACCTACTACGTCTTTGCAGGGCTCTTTTCTACCTCTAGTTAAATCACAAGCCATAATTATTTAAGTATTAAAAAAGGGCAGGTAGGCTCTAAGGCTTACCTACCCTTTTTAGATTAATGTTTCAGTTTATTAAGAATAAAGAACGATATCAGAACCGATTCCGAATTGTACACCTGCAGTATAGCGCATAACTACACGAACATTTTGTGAACCATCGATATCAGCCATATCAATCAACTTAACTTCGTTTCTGTCGTCTAATAGACCTGTTCCGAAGAATAAGTTAGATTTCTGAGCTGCAACAGCAGTGTTGTCAGCAAGTCCTTTAGCTACAACTACATTGATACCTTCGAAAGAAAGTTGACCACCGTTGTACCACTGAGAACCTTTGTTGTCAGTACCTGCACCACCGATAGTAGCAACGAATCCACCAAGCGCACGAACGTAAGCTCTTGCGATGTTAGAAGATACATATAAAGTTAAGTCTTCTTTTCCGTATACAGAAGTTGGGATAGCATCAACGATAGCACCTAATTGTGCAATTACGTTAGATGAATCAACAGCTACAGCAGTAACGTCTACAACAGTTGCGTCAGCAGCAAGTAGAGTTTCAAAGCCATCGAAAGACCCTTCTCCAGCAGAACCACTCCAGATAGAAGTTTCAGTTGCTTTAGCAACTTCAGCAGCTACTTGTCCGATTACGAAATCAGAGAATAGTGGGGGTAGGCTGTCAAAAGCAGAATAACCCATCTGAGCAGCTTCCCAGTCAGCGTGTAATTCTTTTTTACAGATTTGTAGGTTTACTTGCAACTCAGTAGGAGTAAGTACTTTCTCCGTTAGAGTCATTGCAGATGTGCTTGCATCAAAATCGCAGTCCGCAGAACGAACTAGATCAGTAAAAGCACCTACTTTCATAGCCGCCTTGTACTTTACGTTAGGCAGAATAGATATAGTACCTTGGTCTAAGGTATCAGCAGATAAAAGTGCAGCAGCTAAATACTTGCCAGCAAATTCGCCTGCGTATGAACTAGTAATAGTTGGATTTGGCATTTTATTTTATTTTAGTTGTTTGTTATTTTTGACATTACTCTGTCAAGGGTTGATTTACTTCTATTTTGTGCAAAAAGGTGTGTTGGTTTCTTAGACACCTCTGCTTCTGGACTGTGAGATAGTGGCTCCACAGCAGGCTCTTGATTTGATAGTTCAGTTGGAACTTCCAATTCTTCTTCCTTTTGTGCAGTAAGCTCTTCAATCATACCTCTTACTTCGGCCATAGCTTTAGCGAGTTCTTCTTTAGTAGCATACTTATCTTCTTCTTCCATTACTTCTTCTGTGACTTCCTCGGTTTCTTCTAGCTCTTCAGTCATTTCAACTTCTTCAGTTTCTTTAACTTCTTCAGCAGCGTCAACTTGGATGTCTTTAGCTTCCTCAGACAATTCTACTTGGTCTTCAACTACAGGAGTTTCCTCTTCTTTAGTTTCAGTACTAAGTAAAACGTTTTTGAAACGCTCTACAATTTCGTTAGCTTTCATATACGAATTAATAAGGTTAAACAATAATTAACTAACTATTTAACTAAATCGGTATGTGTTTGTTGTATTTTTAGCTTGTTCCGCTAGTAGGGCCTATACCTTGCGCTTGTAGAGAGCCGTCACAGCATTTTTTACTGTAACGTCTCCCGTCTTTACACAAGCATCCTCTACGGCCGCCGGTTGGACTACTATTTGATGGGGTAACGAATTTCTTTCTGCTCATTTTGAAGATTTAGGGTGTTTCTTTGGTAATAAATCGTAATCTGTAGTGTACTTAGCGTTCTCTGGTCTGCCTTTCTTGATTAGATACATATATGCATTCACCCTTGCGTGCGCCCACTGAGATGCTGACTTAACATTTGGAGAATGGGAAGTATTGAACGCCCCTAAACCTCTCTGAAATACTGAAGATAACACTCCTACAGTCACTCCGTAGCCTAGCTTCTCTTTGTACTTCTCGTTAAACTCGTCTGCTTTCTTTTGCAGGGATGCACGGTCTTTTTTAGAGACCTTTGCACCCGTCTTTCCGGACGCATCACCTTTTGCGGACCCCTCACCCTTTGGTCTAGGGTTCGGAGTGTCCGATTTGGGAGCTTTAGGAGAGCTTTTTATGCCGCCTTTCGGTCCCACCTCTGCTAAATTGTGCTTTTCGCAGGGCATATACCAGGTTTTACCCTCAAATTCGTGTTCGTGATACCCCTCGCACCCGATATCTTCGGCAGCTTTCTCTGCAAGTTCTTTTGTTGCGTATGCAAGGCGGTCATCTATTATAGCACTGTTCTCATCAATAGCCATAGAAGCAAATTCTCCTCTTCTGAATTGTTTCATCTTGCGGATAGCCCAATTAACACCTTCAGTACCACCCCAACCAAGCCAAGCAACGTATCCCTTGTCTTTCCAAGGAGTTCCTCTTAAGTCTGGGTCTATAGTAGCGTTTCTACGGTGTCTGTTGAATGAAGCCATCCTGGCAATCGTTGATCGGCTGATTTTTTGACCCTTAGAGAGCTGATTAGCTCTTCGCCAGCCCACCCTGGTCATTCCTTTAACCTCATCACGGCCATATCTATTTCTCCAATCGAGTACTTTACGTGCGTTTTCTCTAGCCCCCTTAGGATAATCATCATATGTGCGTAATTCGACCTCCATAGCCTCCGTAAGCTCTTCTATGAGCGATAAAGCCTCTAGTTCTTCATCTCCATACTCAGGAAGTTGCTCTTGAGGTCTTTCCATAGCATCTGCGAAGTGTCCTTCGATGCTGAAGCCTTTTACTTTACCTGTTTTGACGTAATCTGACCATACTGAGTCGTCATATACCTTCATAGAGACCATCCAAGTACCATTAGGTAGGTCAAAACCGTATTTTCTTGATTTATCTTGATTTGTATCGTCTATAATCCAAGATTCTACGACAGATAAGCCGTCTAAGTCCCCATCGTGTTCTAAAGTAGCATTATTTTGATATCCTTTAGTCAGGAAAAGCTCTGAGGCTTTTCTGACGGTATCTTCGGAGAAATAAATGTAGTATTCATCATCTCCGGTTCTTCTATATATCTTTTTGTTAGGAATTAAAGCAGGTCCCATAAGAATCTTCTTCTCTTGGTCTACTTCCGCTAGTTTCACCTCTTGTGAACTAAGCATAATGAAGTCTTCTTGTATTGCAGGGTCGTCTACGATTGAAATAGCATCTATTCCACTGATTTCAT